CCGACAGATGACTTAGGTCAGGTCCGTCGGCGGGATTTACTTTGGGAGTTCTGCCATCTTGCGGCTGACTGCCTCGGCCACCCAACTGGCAATCTGGTAAAAGAGAGGGACAAACTCATCCAGGTCCAGTTCTTCTTCAATAACCTCAGCGCTTATTTCCGGGTGATTAAAGGCAGCGGCGATCAAGCGTTCCATCTCGCTTAGAGCTTCCTCATCGCCTTGCTCTTTATCGCCGAATTTATCCTTGAATTTGGTCACTTCGCGCCAGAGCTTGACCTTGGGCGGCGGCGCGGTGTATGTCTTTCCTTTAAGGGTAATCTTGGGGTTCTCCATCGATATCCCTCCCTGTGTGATAGCGGTACAAAAACCGCCCTGATTGGCTTAAACGGCGGTGGTGAAGCTGCCGATTGAGGCCGTGGCCAGGTTTTGGCCATAAATATCCCTGACACCCTGCGTGCATACCATGATGTAATCCGCGCCCGGGACCAAATTGCTGGCCGGATTGAAAGTCACCACCTTGTGTTCTGAATCGATACCAAGGACTCCGGCAACTAAGGACCCATCATCAGCCTTTAATAAGATAAAATTAGCGGCGGTTACATCGGTAGCCTGGATGGCGTTGGCAAAGGTCCAGGTCAGGTTAGCGTCTGCTGCCACTCCGCTGGAACCATCCACCGGACTTATTGTCACCGTCAAAGGGGCGGGGGCCGCTCCGTCCACCGCCGTGAACCAATTTGTGCCGGTTGAAGCTGTCCAATCGGGATGATCCTCATCGCCGATCTTCTGCCAGGCGTTATCAAAGGTGCGTTTGATAAATGTCCCCTTGATTTTGGGGGTCTGAAATTTGGGCTTATCCTCCGCAGTCTGGTACTCTTGCTCCTGCAGGGCGAATTTCCCTTTATACAGCCATACATAGCGGTAGCTGCCGTTGCTCTTTTTGGACTTGAACCCCAAAGCCACATAAGGCGCGGTATCGGTTGACTTTTTGATCAGCACCCCGCCAGTGACACTGTGTCCCAAAAGGACCGCCTGGGTGTTGAGGTCAATATCTTTAGTCTCAAACTCCACATCGATTTCTCCCAGCGAGGTAACGGTTTCATCAGGCCCGTCGTCGCAGTACAGGGTTTCTGTGTTGCTTTTGGGACTTATTTTGGCGTTGATAGCCCCGGCTATGGCCACCGGGCTGTTATATGTCGCTGCTAAAGGCGTATCGCTAGTTAGAACCGCGTAATACAGGCTGTTTAAGCCTACTTGTACCCCTGCCATTTTTTAACCTCCTTCAACTTCCCGCTCAGTCACATACCTGAGCGCTTTGTGAAATATTTTGGTATCGTCTTCATAAAGATCGGCGCTACTAGTCCTTTTAAAGCCTAAAGATTTCATGGTTTTGTCCACCTCGGCGGCAATAGGGGAGGTGCTGCCTGCTTTTACCCACACATCCACTTGCAGGTGCACCTCAGCCATAAAAGCAGTGCCGTCCGCCCAGGCACAGTCAAAATTGGTTAACTCAAACAAAGTAATGTATTTATTTAGGCCCTCCGGCGCTTTCAACTGGTAGATATGAGGCCCGCCCAATAAAGCCAGCAGATCAGTGTTTTCCTCTAAAGCCGCCAGGACTTCCGGTTTGACATTGATCATAGGTCAAGCCCCGCTTTCAAGGTCTGCCTGATGGTTTCCATCACCTGTTTCTTACTTTCGGCTTGGGCCGGACCCATGAAAGGGCGAGCAGTCATCTTGGAGGTGCCGTACTCCAGAAATTTGCCATAAAAAAAGGGAGCCTTTGGCCCCACCTCCACGTATTTGCCGTTTTCATCCTGCTTTGGTTCGGAAATCACGATATTGTCTGCCAGATGCTCCTTGGCCTCTAAACTGCGAGGCGCTCCTTGGCTGGCGTTTTCCTGGACGATCTTGGCTCCGGCATAGAGGGCCTGGTTCTCTGCCGGAGCGGCTCTTTGCCCCAGTTCCTTTAGCCTATCTAAAATTTCGTCCATACCTTCCAGGGTCATATTACCCGCCACCGGGGATCACCTCCTTGCACATCAGTTCAATTACGCGGTGCCGTTCATCCTTATCGATTACCGACAGAATTTGAAATACCCGGGAGCCATATAGTACCCGCATTGAGGGAGTTATCCAGGTTCGGTAGCGGATTTTAATCCGGGTGGTGACCTCCGACTGCATGGCCCCCGCCTGGAAGTATTCCTTTCCCGATATGTCTTCAACTGCTGCCCAGATGGTTGCAACTGTAGTCCAGTTTTCCAGGGGGATGCCTTCTGACTTGGTGATAGTCTTGGCCTGCAAGGCAATCCGCTGCCGCATCTGACCTATTAAATCGCGCTTCTTCATAATTACCACCCTTCCCGGCGGTAGGCGAACAAGAGCCTGGTCATAAACTCAATTAATGCTTTCATGTCCACTGCCTCCCGCAGTTCATAGAGATTGCCGATGGCATAGAGCAGGGCTTGCTTGACTGTTTCCGGTACTTCGGTAAATTCGCTCAAGGGAAAGCGCAGGATGTCCTGGCAGAGTTCCTCGGCGGCACCTATGAGATCGGTGATGAGCGTATTGTCTTCATCACCGTCTACTTTTAGATACAGTTTTACTTCCCCCAAAGTAAGTACCAATACGCCCACCGCCTTTCATTACTCGGCTGCCATTAACCCCGCAGCTTTAAGCTTAGCGAGGAGGGCATTGAAATCGGTTACCAGGCCTTCAATCGTTGATGCCGTACTGTCAGCTTGAGTTCCTGCAGGCTTAAGTTCAGTACCTGCGAAGGTAAATTTACCGCCAACCGCAATCTCAAGCTCTCCGCCGATGACGGTTTTCTCCCCGCCTTGCTCAGTGTAGTTTTTTACATTGCTCATAACTCACACCTACGCTTTCATCTGCAGTACCTTGATGGCTTCGTGAAGAATCAGCTTGCCGTCAACTCGCTGTGTTGCCTTAAATCCCACCTGCCCGGTGGCGGCATAAAGCTCGTTCAGTCTCTGAAAAGACCTGCCCTGCCTGTCCGCCACCCAGTAGTAGGAAAAGTCGCCGAAGGCGATGGTCTTTGCCCCGGCCGCGATGGTCGGTACATAGGCCGAGGTCTTAACCGGTCGGTTCAAGATGGTATCCGGCTGTCCGGCGGTAATCGATGGCTGCCAGAGATACTGGCCGTTTCCGTCCTTTAATTTTCTGATGGCTTTGACAGTGGAATCGTTCATCACGAATACAGCATTTTTACGGTATGGTGATTTCAGGCTGTAAAACAGGTCCATGATCTCATCTACCGTAATAGCCGTTGCTGAAGCAGCGGTAACGCCAAGCTCCGCGCCGCCGGTGCTTTCACTGAATAGCTCGTTTTTAAATTGTTTAGGGGTTATCTCGTCGCCGAACCAGGTCTCCTCGGCTATAGCCCCGTCAAGGTAGAGGGTCCGGCCTTCCTGGTTCTTAACCCAGTTCCAGAATTTTTTCTTCAAGGTTTCTTGCCTCCATTTCCGCCGTATTTTTAAGGGCAAACACGCCGGCGTCGGCCAGCTTGGTCATGTTGCCGTTGATGAGGTACAGGTCGCCGCCCAGTTCTTCCGGGATCCGGTTAGAAGCTCCCCAGCGGCTTATATACCAGCCGCTTTTGGGAAAGCACCGGCTTGATCCTGCTTTTTAACGCCGGGCACTGCTCCACCATATCCACCGCCACATCAAATACGATGGAGGCCTGCTGCCTGTCTGAAGCGCATCCATACACTTCGCCGCCATGCTCAAAGTCTCCGCAGGTCAGAAGTAGGGCAACCGCCGCGGCAAGCTCCGATTTGCCTTGTTTCTTCGGGATTTCGACATAGGCGGTGTTAAACTGCCGGCAGCTGTTGGGCTTTAAGATGCCAAACACGTCGCGGATAATCTGCTCCTGCCAGTCTATAAGGTCAAAGGGCAAACCGTACCATTCACCCTTGGTATGCTTCAGGCAATTGATAAAGGTGACGGCGTTATCAGCGGTATGCTTATCATACTTCGAGCCATTGGCCATAAATCTTGTGGGTTGGTATTTCTTCAGCCTGCGCAGCTTTGCCGCCTCCTTCCATAAAATTAAACAGTAACAAAAGGAACCTCATCGCTGAAGTCCCTTCATAAATGCCAACGGATTCTGTTGTCTTGCCGGTTTACTCGCTTTCCCCGGTCAGAATGAATTTTGCGTATTCCTTACGATGTTCCTCGAGGAAAACGGCCAGTTCATAGTAACCTTTGCGGTACGCTTCACGCTGGGCGTGTTTTACATCAAACATGTTGGTTACCCCACTGTCCCGAATGGTTAATATCTGCTCGATGATTTTATCGGTCATAAGCGGTTCTTGGCTCGCGCTCCCACCGCCGATTCCCGCACCGCCTCGCTTAAGACGGTTGTATCAAAGCCCGCCTCCGCATAGCCCCGCCATATAATGTCGTAGTAATACCTGCTCGGAACACCCAGCGGCCTGCCCTCATTCATGATATATACCATCGCCGGTACCCATTGGCCGTCTAAACGCACCTTGACCGTTTCCTTGCGGTACAAAATCGGATACCCTTCGTAGCGGTCAAGCGCTTCCTCATCGCGGGCCGTAATCTCCCAGAGCAGTACCGGAACGCTGCCGCCCTTGCGTTTTTCTATCGTAGCAACCGCGCCGGCCTTGCTTCCCCTAAATATCAACTGGTAGCCGTTTAGCTTGGAACTTCCCAGCACCTTGGCGTCGGGGCAGCGGCAGGCCATCTGCTCTCGGTTCAAATTGCTGCCGTAGGCCAAATATATTTTATTGGTTTCCTCGCTCATCGTCTCTTCCTCCTCGCGCGGCCTGTCCTAAGAATATAGTATATTGTAAACGCCATAAGCAGGAGGCCGCCTTAGCTATGCCGCGCGAAACCGCCAGGCCGCGGAACCTTCCAGGTGTTTGCAAAGGTGCTCGCGGCAGTTCTTGAACTCGTCCCCGATAAAACCGATGCGGTTCAAGTAGGTCCTCATGGCGAACTTTTCGTTTTCAACCTGAGGCTTTTTAGCGCTGGCGCTCTTTTAGGTCAAAGCCTGGTGGTTCAGCGCCAGGGCTAAAACTATGTAGCTTCTGATTTTTCCCGCGTGCAGCTCGCTGTTGAAGCCCCGCAGCTCAACCGTATGATGGCCGTTAAAAAAGCTGTGCAGGTTCAAAAAATGGCACCTGCTATTGTGATAATGGCGGCCGCGGCTTTCGTTGTAACCCGCGTACCAGATATCCTCTATCGCCGCCATCGTCTTGGGTTTTAGCCGGTTCATTTTATCCACCAGGGTTGCGTCCATCTTCTTGCAGAACCGCATCCTTTCCGGCTCTATCTGTAGGGCCTTGTAAAAAAGGTCGTTCTTGCTGGCGATGATGTTGATGAAGTTTCTGATGCTCCTGGCCGTATGGTTGGCGCCGTCCAGGTGAATGTGTATCCCGCAGGATGGGTTGGTGAAGGCTCCGGCTCTGCGAAGTTTCCTGACCAGTTCCTGCAGTGTTTCGATGTCCTCCCGGCAGGTAAGCACCGGGCTTACCAGCTCAACGCTGTATTCGCGCTCGGCGCTGATCCTTCTGCCGTTCACCTT